TGCCTCCGAGAACCCTGGAGGGAGTTCGTCCTTCTTGTCGTCGTCCTTGGACATCGGCTTTTCCTCCGACCCGAAGGGAGACGATTTGTCGTCGTCTCCCTTCGGTTTGCCGAACTCCAAGACGAGGCCAAGGCCTTTCTTGGGCTTATCCATCACACCCTCGTCGAAAGCGTGAGGGCGATCATGATCACATCACCTGATGCGGGATCGGTAGCGGTACCCGCACCGTTCGACAAAGTGATGGATGCTGTGCCGCTATTTGGTGCAAATGCAGTGCACCAAAACCCCTTGATGGTGCCGGCTGGTGAAACAACCGTGCAATCAAGTTGGCCGTTACCATCCGCCCCTGGAGGGAACGTGATGTTGTACACACCCGTCGAGCCGTGAGTCACGGTCATATTGGGATCGTCTTGGAACTGTAGTGGAGACACCACAGCACCCGAGGAACCAATCTGAGCACGTAGCTCGATCTCGATCCGATCACGATGACCGGCGTACATTGTGTAGTCGTTGACTTCGCCAGCTACGCTCGCCATATCAGCACCTCAATTAGAGAGTCGAGACACGGCCGCAGAAGCCGGGCGCCGAAACCACGAATGCCGGGTAGCCAACAATTCGATACTCGAAATCGTTGGTTGTAGCGTTGCGAAGCAGTTCGAGGCCGTCCTCGTTAACCACCTCAGGGAACTTGCCGACAGACGCCACCTTGATGCTCGGCAAATGCAGAGCAAACGCGGTTCCGATTGGGCAGAAGGGATCGGGGAATACCTGAACCGTCTTACCACCCGCGGCCAGCTTGATGAATTCGTAACCGAATTCAGCCGTACCACCAATATCACGACGCCCACGAGACTCGAGAGAGTCAGCAAGAGACTGCCACTTCTCGGGATTGAGATAAATGTCAGTCGGGCCCGGGCCGAAGTTGCGGCCCACCATGCGGGTCACAAGCCTCTTGAGCCGTTGCTCGAGAGTCAGCCCCTGAATCTCAGTAGCCGTCAGACGGACGCCCGACATCTTGACGACATCGATCGTCCTGTTCAGACCCTCGAACGTCGTAGACGACGGATCCGAACCAGGGATCCATGCATTCAACCCCAACAGGATTCGGTTGCCGGAGTTGCCTCCGAAGTCGCCCAACTGGAAGAAGAACATGGTACCGGACCAGTTGGTCGGCGTACCGGCAGAACCACCAGAAGTGGTCGAAACGGTGAATTGACCAGCATTGGGATTGACCGCAATGACGTAGCCGTTGCCAGCACCGGCGATCAGCTGATCGGTTGGGCTTGCACCGGAGTTCGCCGATACCTGGAGGACCTGGCCAATCTGAATGTTGACGATGTCGTCAAAGTTGGTCAGCGTTACGACGCCAGAGCTAATGGTGCCGGAGCCCAAGCTCATGCCGCCGTCCGAGTACATGTACGTACTCATCACGTCGCCGAACTTGTTGTAGAGACCGTCAATCTCAATCGTGCGGTCGCGCAAGAACGATGTGCTGTTCGAGCGAGATGCCTTGATGACCTTGTCGCCGATGCTGACGGATCCGGCGTAGTCTCCCCACGTACAGACCCAGTCGTAACCACCGATGTTGCCACCACCGCCAGACTGGCTTGAGACCGTCTGAGCATTGGCTAGGGTGTTCGATGTGCCCTGCGGGTTCTGAGAGATAAACGGATGAATGTACCGTTTACCGCCTTGATCTTCATCGCGAGCAACACGCCCATAGAGCGGGCGGTTCTTCTTCGTAAGATCTTCGATCGTCTCGGAGGTATAGTTGTCCTTTAGGAAATTTTGGAAACCTGCAATTGTTGAGGCCATAGGGTTTTCCCCTGGCCGCTTGTGAAGCGATCAGTCCGATGCTGCGTCCATCAGAGCTGCGTACTTCTGTTGCAACTCTTTGGTAGTCAGCTTCTTCGGGGTAGCTGTCGCCTCTGCGGCCGAATTCTGCTTGAGATTTCGCACTCGGGCCTTGGCTCGAGACGGTTGCTCAGGCAGTTCGCTCGCCTGGAGAGCTTTCGCCGGGCTGTCCCCGGGGTATTCCCATTCACCAAGTTCCTGGAGGATGCGATCACGGACCGCTTCAGCAGCTTGATGAGGGGGAATAGATGCACCGGTCTCCTCGTCGTAATGACGAAGGATCTCGGAATAGACTTGTTTAACGAAATTGGGCTTTTGAGCCCAAGACGCAATTTGAGCGTCGTCGCTCTCACGCAAGTGAGACTCGAGATTGATCAGATTGGTCTTGTGCTGGGCGTTCAGCCTGGCCTCTTCGGCCTGCTTTTGTTGCTGTTGTTCCCAGGCACGACGTTCACGTCGCTCTTCCTCGAGCTGCACTTTGAGACGCTCGACCTCGGGGTTCTTGTCGAGCCGTTCATTGACGGACGCTCGAACCAGGTCATCAACGGACATGCCGAACACGAGCTGATGAGCCTTGTCGATTTGGCCCGCTTGGAACGCCTGACGAGCCGCCTCGAACGGTTCGTACCGCTTCAAGAGTTGATCGGAGATCTCGTTGACCTTGGCGTCCTTTGCCGCAGCCTCTTGCTTGACCTGCTTTTCGTATCGACGAACCTTCTCCCACTGCTGGCTCGAGACGCCTAGCTTCCGGGCCAACGCTTCACGGACGCCATCCGGCAACGATTCGTTGATCGACTTGAGGTCACCGAATGCGGCGTCTAGCGCCTTGGCCACATCGCCATGCTTGAGGTGGTAAGCCGCCTTCTCACGGTAGTCGACTGGCTCGTCTGTCTTGGGCTCTTCGGGTTTGGCCTCAGCCTTGGTCTCAGCCTTAGCGAGCTTCTCACCCTTTGGGGCCTTGTCAGCTTTGGTAGGCTTGTCCGCTTTGGCCGCTTCGTTGGACTCGGGCTCAGCCTGTGGGCCCTTCTCCATCTCTGCCGCATATGTTGCGATCAAGTCGCCAGTGCTGGCCTTGTCCGCTGCACCTCCACCGTTCGCCATGACGACGGGGGCTGCACTGGGGGAGTCTGTCGTTACTGCTGCTGCTTCGGCCATTCGTTAACCTTGTGGGGGAGGAGCCTGAGGAGCCGGCCCTGGAGCGCCCTGGGGCTGAGGAGGAGGTGCCGGGGCGTACGGGTCTTGCCCCTGTTGGATCAACGCTTGCCGACGAGCCCGCTCTTCGATCTCTTGATCAAGCTCTGTCATGTAGCGGAGGAAAAACTCTTTATTGAAATCGGGAATCCCATTCAGTTCGGCGTCCAGATACGCCTGGGCCACCTGGATGAGGGCATCAGGCAAACTCGGCATGAACTTGATCGGGGCTCTGTAGACAAATTCCCCAGATTCCTGCTTCTCTTCTGTGGCGTCTTGCCAAGACTCGATGTAGCTCTCAATCAGCTCTCGCTGCTTCGAGACCCCGTCCAATTCTTTTTGGCTATCGAGATATTTGATGGTCTCAATCAGCGCTTCGTCCGACACCTTGCCGGCGGCATTCAACTCTTGGATCAGCTGGAGGCGGTCAGCGGGAGTGTTTTTGATGCCCGCTACCGGATAGAGCTGGATGACGTATTGATCCTCCAAGAGGTCCACGTCTTTCCACATCAGGGTCTGGAGGAAGCTCTTGCCCGGCCACCGGACGGAGAAATCCTCGTCCTCCTCCGCCAGCTCTCTCACACAAGCCACCGTGTGGCGCGCCAGAGAGACGAATGCATCTTCGTATTGCCGATAGACAACGCTAAAACGCTTGGTCTGAACATCCTCGACGGTACGAATCGCCACGCCGGCCGTAAGCCCTTGGGGGCGCTGGGCGGTGGCGGTCATCTCGGAGACGCCCGAAATGTCGTGGATCTTGTCCACTAGCATTTGGACCCACTGCACATTCGCAGGGCCAAATGGTTGAGGGCTGATCCAAGTTGGAGGGTTCTTGCCGCCAGCCACCCTAAAGTTGATAGCGTCCTCGTTGGTCAACGCATCTTCTTCTCGGATTGCGCCTTCCTCGTAGATACACACACCCATCGAGGTGTGCTTCACGCTATGGGACATCCGTTGGATGTGCTCGTTGATCGAATCGGAGATGCTGGCCACCTCTTCAACCAGGCTGACCCCATCAAACCCTATGAGATTCTGCGCCCATTTGATCCACAAGAACGGGAACTCATCCCGGGTCCAATCCTCGCTCAGGAGGACGACATCACCGGCTTGGATTACGTGTTTGCCCGGGGATTTGCTACTGATGGGTAGCCGCCACGCCTCGTAGACCTTGACCTGGTTATCGATCCGTTTCGTGTTCGATTGCCACTTGTCGGGGTCTTCCCAGGTTTCGAGGCGTTCGAGCTTTTCGGACTTCTCCGGAAAGCGAGCCTTGAGTTCGTCCCTGTCATAGGGATAGACGTGAAACAGATTGCGGGGCTGGCCGTATCGAGCCTCAAGCGGGTCAACGTAGAGTTCCCAGCTGAAGATCCTCTCGTAGATCACCTTACCGGTATCGTGGTCTGCTGTGATTTTGACGCATCCGCCCGTTGGGAATACGGCCCCATCGAGGAAGACCCGCACCATGAGCGCCCAAACGTCG